ATATGCCCTCATTTAGCAACAAGAAACAATTGCGCTTTGTCATTACGCTAGGAACTGGCAAATTCGGTTCAAGCAACAATGACCAAATTATGCTGCAGGGCTTCCGCGCAATTGCTGATATCGACAAAGCTGGCGGCATGATGATGGGCACGCTACGCGCTAAAATTTTTGGCGTGAAGCAAGTCGACATGAACAGCGTTACGACGCTGCAATGGAAGCCCGGCACACTGATTCCCAACACCGTGGAAGTGTTCGCCATCGACGGGGCCGCGGAAACGCTGGTATTCGCCGGGAACATCGTCAATGCCTGGGCTGATTATCAAAGCATGCCGGATGTGTATTTGCACATTCAGGCGCAATCGGCATTTTTCAACGCTTTGAAGGCCATCCCGCCGCGGAGTTTCAAAGGCGGCGTCGACGTGGCTTCGGTCATGGCGCAAATTGCCCGCGACCTGGGCTACACCTTTGAAAATAACGGCGTCACCACGCAATTGATCGACGTTTATTTGCCCAATACCGGCATGGAACAGGCCAAAGACCTTGCACGGGCCGCCGGGTGCGACCTGTATCTTGACGACAAGATTTTGGCAATCACGCCGCCGAATGTTCCGCGCAAAGTAATCATTCCGCTGATATCGCCAGCGTCCGGCCTGGTGGGTTATCCGACGTTTGACGGTGTGGGCGTCAATTTTCAAACCCTATTCAATCCGGCCGTAACCTTCGGCGGTTCCGTCAAATTGGAAACTGACGTGCAACAAGCGGCCGGGGAATGGGTCGTTACTTCGGTCGGCCATAGGCTGGAATCAGAGAAGCCGGGCGGTGCCTGGTTTTCAACAATAAGAGGGAATCAAAATGGCCTCGCAGTCACCGGACGCTAACGGCATCCCAAGCGGGCAATTGAAGCCTTCCAGCACTTGGGGGGAATTCAACAATATCGCCTTCATGGTGCAGCAAGCATTGTCGAAGATGCAAACCGCGACCCTTGTCCGCGTGGAATCTTGCACGAACGCCGGGGCACTGTCCCCGGTAGGCTTTGTCGACGTCACGCCCCTGGTCAACCAATTGGACGGCCAGGGCAACCCGACGCCCCATGTGACCATTCACAATGTCCCATATTTGCGGCTGCAGGGCGGCGCCAATGGCATCATCATGGACCCACAAAAAGGCGACATTGGTGTTTGCGTGTTCGCGTCCCGTGATATTTCCAAGATCAAGGCGACCAAGAAACAAGGCAATCCGGGCAGCTTCCGGCAATACAGCTTTTCCGACGGCATGTACCTGGGCGGCATGCTTAACGGCACCCCGACGCAGTACGTCCAATTTAGCGCCGCGGGCATCAAGATTCATTCCCCGGTCGCCGTGGTGCTGGACGCTCCCGATATCCAATTGAACGCGGCCACTGTGGAAATCAACGGCACCACGTCGACCACGGTCACGACCCCCACATTCACGGTCAACGGGGCCACGGTCCTAAATGGCACCATTTCCCAAACTGGCGGCGGGGTGGCGCAATTCTCCGGCTCCATGGACGTAACGGGCGACGTGACAGCACAGGGCACAAGCGTTCATAATCATACCCATTCGGGCGTGCAGCCTGGCGGCGGCAACAGCGGACCCCCAACATGACGCAATACAACACACTTTTACTAGATCAATCCGCATGGGATTTGGTCATTGACAGCGCCGGAAATATCGCAATAGCGACGCCCCCTTACGCCCTGGCGCAAGACGTTGCCAGCGCCGTGCGCTTGTTCCTGGGTGAATTGTGGTATGCGACGACCAAGGGCATTCCGTATTTTGAGGACGTTCTAGGCCACTTGCCGCCCGCGTCCCTGCTGACCGGCTACATTGAAAAGGCGGCCTTGACGGTCCCCGGCGTCGTGACGGCCCAATGTATAATTTCGGCATTCGACGCCCGCGAAATTACCGGACAAATTCAGTTTATTGACGAAACAGGAACCGCCAACGGCGTGACCTTCTAAGGGGCAATGATGGCATCCAGCGCAGTACCAAAAATTCAATTTACGGCCGCCGGTTTGGTCATTCCGGCGGAAACTGACGTATTGGCGGGCGTACAGGCCGACATGAATGCGGCATTTGGTGGCGGGTTGAATCCGGCCCTTGAAACTCCGCAAGGTCAACTTGCATCAAGCCAGGCCGCCGTTATTGCTGACAAAAATAACGAAATCGCAACTTTCGTAAATCAAGTCGACCCCCAATATTCCGCCGACCGTTTTCAGGACGCAATCGGGCGCATTTACTTTCTGACCCGCAAGCCAGCCACGCCGACCGCCGTGACGGCCACACTCACGGGGCTGGCTGGCACAGTCATTCCCGCGGGCACTTTAGCCCAAGATACCAGCGGGAACACTTACGCCGCGTCCGGCGCCGCAACAATCAGCATTGCAGGCACCGTCGACGCTGAATTCCAAAATATTGAAAACGGCCCGATTCCATGCGCGGCCGGAACCTTGACCCAAGTTTATCAAGCCGTGCCAGGCTGGGACGCAATCACCAACGCGGCCGACGGCACCATGGGGCAAGACGTTGAAAGCCGGGCCGACTTTGAATATCGCCGGAAGAATTCGGTCGCATTGAACGGCAAGGGGACGCCGACCGCCATTTACGCGGAAGTGTTCGCGCTGGCTGACGTTCTCGACGTCTATGTCAAAGATAACTCCAGCGGAAGCACGGTCAACACCGGAAGCACCAATTATCCTTTGCTCCCGCATTCGGTCTATGTGGCCGTCGTGGGTGGGGCCGACGCGGATATTGCCGCGGCAATCTGGCGCAAAAAGGATGTGGGTTGCGATTACAACGGCAACACATCCGTCGTGGTCACTGACGACAGCGGTTACAACTACCCGCAACCGACCTATACCGTGAAATTTGAGCGCCCCGCGGCCCTTCCCGTCAAGTTTGCCGTGCAATTGGTCAATGATGTAAGTTTGCCGTCCAACATCGTGCAATTGGTTAAGGATGCAATCATTGCGCGGTTTAACGGGGCCGACGGCACCACGCGGGAGCGCATGGGGTCTTTGATACTTGCCAGCCGATACTATGGCGCCGTCGTGAGTGTGGCGTCTAACGTGTCTCTTATCAGCATTTTAATCGGCACCAGCACGCCAACATTAAGCCAGGTTTCGGTCGGCATTGACCAAAAGCCGACCTTGAGTGCGGCTGATATTTCTGTCACGTTGGTATAAATCATGCTTAACGTCGAAGAAACAATAATCAGCCAGTACGGCAACAGCGCCACAATCACGCAACTAGTCCGCAATATGGACCAGTACATTGACCCGCGGGCGGACTTCGACACCTTTTTCGACTTCGTTTGGAATGTGGAAACCGCCCAAAGCTTCGGCCTGGACATTTGGGGGCGTATTGTCAATATTGCCCGCACGTTGTTGATTCCGCCGCCAATTCTAAATTTCGGTTTCAATGAGGCCGGTTCGCAAGCAAAGCCATTTGACGAAGCCCCGTTTTATGATGGCATCCCGCCAACTTCGGAAACTTACTTTTTAGCTGACGACGCCTATCGCAAGTTGATTTTGGTTAAGGCGCTGGCGAATATTTCAGCCACGAACGCACCGACCCTAAATCAACTTTTGCAAAATTTGTTTGGCGACCGCGGCCGTTGCTATGTCAATGACATGGGCGGCATGGCGCTACGCTATACGTTTGAATTTGACCTGACGACCTACGAATTTGCTATTATTACGCAATCGGGAGCCTTGCCGCGTCCGGCTGGGGTTGCGTCGTCAATGTTCAATAGCGCATTGCCTCTTTTTGGATTTTCGGAAGCTGGCCCGTCGGCCGCACCATTTGGGCAAGGCGTTTTTATTCCACAAGGGGCAATCAATGCAACTATCTAACATTCCCGGCAAACTGGTTTTGCCCTTTGCCAATTCTGGCGGTAAAAGCACAATCCCGGTCGCGTCGCAAATTGGCATTACCGCCGGGGCCGCGTCACTTACTGACGGATTCCCGCCCCTGACGCGCACCCCAATTGCCGCGGGCGGCGTGCCCCCTTCCGGCCTGGACATGAACGGCATTCTTTACGAAATGTCGGCAATCGTCCGTTGGGCCAATGCTGGCGGCGGCTATCCGTTCGACAGCGCGTTTGCCACGGACACCAACGTCGGCGGCTACCCAAAGGGCGCCCGCGTCATGCGTTCCGACGGCACCGGCTATTGGTTCAATACCGCTGAAAACAATGTGACCGACCCCGAAAGTGAGGGCGCCGCGGCCGCTGGCTGGGTTCCTGATTTTTCGACGGGGGTTAGCGCCGTCACAATGACCGGCTCAAGCGTCACACTGACCCCCGCGCAATACGGCAAGCCGGTCATTGTGATTACCGGGGCAATGACCGCCGATTTGAATTTGATTTTTCCGACCATCCCTGGGCAATGGGTAATCGTCAACGGCACGACGGGCGGTTTCACGATCAACGCCAAAACCGCGGCCGGTACGGGCGTAACAATCACCCCGAATTTCAAAGGTGAAGTGTTTGGCGATGGCGTCAATGTCACTCATAAAGTCCAAGACTTGTCGGGTTCTGATGGTTCCCAATACGTCGGCCATATTGCGGAAG